CTTGTCTTACTTTTGCTAATTCTGCTGCTGAAGTTGCAGCAAGTCCGCCGTATACCTTAGTTAATCTTGTTAATTCTTGATCTGCTGCTCTAAATGCATCTGCTGATGCTTTACCAAATGCTGCTAACGGTATTGTTAAGCCTACTGTTAACTGACGACCTGCCCACTGTGTATTTTTACCCCAGTTAATTAATGAATTAGCACCTTCTTGAACTACACGATTCATGATCTGTAATTCTTGTCTTGCTAATGCTGTTTTACTCTTTACTTTATCAAGTCCTGTTGGAATATGCACATTATATTGCATTAATCCTTCAGCATTTTTACCTAATGGCTGGAGTACTGCGTTCTGTAGCTGCACCTGTTGTTGTGCTAATTGCCTGATTAGTCCGCCGTTAGTTTTTAAATGACTTTGATATACTTGAAAAAACTGTCTTAATTTAATTTGGCCCTTATCTAATTGAGAGCCAAACTTATCTACATCAGATGTTAAATTAACAAAATGTGTAGAAAATTGTCCAGTGCTTCGAAGTGTCTCGGCAAAAGAACGATTCATTACAGCAACTTGTGCTGATAAGTTTTTATTTGTTGCGTTTAATTTTGTTTGAAGATTTGTTAAGGCTGAAGATACCTTATTGAGATCTACAATAAGATTTGAAAAGTCGGACGTGGCGACTATTCGTGTTACTATTTGTTCTTCAGCCATTTATTATAGTTTACCCCTTAGAGTATCCTAAACCTGCTCCTATTCCGAACCCAGCCTCTAAAGCAAACTGACCTTGAAGTGACACTATATCATCTCCTTTTGCATTTATTCCTAGGGCCTTTCTTCGTATATCATCAAATGTAGGACCTTCTGTTTGTTCTTCTTCATTTAAGTTAACACCTTGAAGTGATGCTAAGAATCTTCTTTTTTCATCTTCAGTTTTTTGCATTGCCTTAAATGTTTGTATTAACTCTGGCATTGAAAGATTTTCTTCTAGTTCTTCGTAGTTTTTCCAATTACCTAAAAGAAAAACCTCTCCTAATAATGCGGCTAAATCGAGTTCTGCCCAGCCAGAACCGCTGCCGCTAGAAGGTTTGGGTCGTCAAGTTTAATTCCACCACATACTTCTAGAATGCGATTAATGGTTGGCATATCTAGTGCATCTTCTAATTTATCTCTATCTGCTACCAATTCTGGTACTTGTGATTTAATTGCAATACCACATGCTGTAGTTAGAATTGTTAATGTTTCATCTTCTGTTTTTGAGTTTTCAGTTTTCTTTATTTCAAGCATGAACTCTCTTAGGGCTTTAATTGTTAAAGGCTTTAACTTAATTTTAGAGCCATTTTGTAGTTCAATTTCTTCTACATCGTATACTGTTGTAGCCAATTTATCCTCCTCGGATTTGTCTTAATTATTATAACATAATGGCATTATCACTACAAATAGAAAAGCCCCCAAATTAATGGGGGCCTCTACAATTTAAATTAATTAAATTTATGCTACCAATACACGGTCAATAATCTTGCCGTATTCTGAGCCAGAGTAGTTAGCATCTGGAAGAAGACGGAATGTTACTGGGAATGTGGTTGGAGTTGTACGTGCAAGTGAGAATTGTGACTGTTGTACAGACAAAACTCGACGTGCATAGTATACACGCTCAGATGCAGTTGAATTTGCGGTTGGAGCTAATCCTACTGCAATAAGTTGACGCTCTGTTGGAGATTCTCCAAGAGCACCTGCAACTAAACCTAATGTATCTTTCTTAGATGTTCCAGTTCCTGTTGTTGAAATTGATGATGCCTGTTGTCCGAATACTGCTACGATGTTTTCTAGAGTACCTTCTGACATTTCTGTTGCGATCATAACTTCCATTGCAGACTTGAACAGCTTAGCTGTATCAAGCAACTGATCTACAGTTACTGAATCGTATGTTGGATTATAAGTAATTTGAAGACCGTTGTTAGTAAAACCAACGTTACGATATCCAAACTTACCTGCTTCCTGATCTACTGCATTAAGTGTATCTGTGTAAGATACGCCTGTTGCAAAAGCTGGGACACCAACTGTTCCAGCACTTGAAGCAATTGCTACACCTGCTTCTGCGTTTGCGATGTAATCTGAGTCGTTTACGTCAATTGTTGACAAGAACAACGGAGATGCACCAACGAGAATATTTTTAGCATTACCTACGGATTGTGCCATAGTATTTGTTACCTCCTGTGTTTTAAACTATATATATATATTTTAAAAACCAAAGCTGGCTAGGCTTCTTTCCTCATAGCCTATAATACGGCATATTAAGACCTAAAGCAATCTACTGGAATCTGCCGTTTAAATCTGTTATTCTTGAATATTTAGCCTCTATAATTACATCGGTAGACAAAAATCCTTGTAGTTCCTCTGAAGGCTCTGTCGGAGATATGTCTGCTATAAATATACTATGGAATTTAAATTTATCGTTCAATGACCCAGATCTATTGATATCTCTAGCCGAATCGTCCATCCTTCTAAATACATCTGTCATGAAGTTTCTAATTTCATTTATTTCAGATATGTCTGTTGAATATATGGTAAATAAAATTTGCTCACAACATATCAGCCAGTTGTCTTCATAAGACATTCCTATTTTATCGTAAATGATATGCTTTTTTCCGCTCAAAAATTGATTCATTTCTGCTGCTTGTTGAACAGGTATTATTGGAACAATTGTGCTTCCGACATTATCGCTATAATAGTCGTCCTCATCAAATATATTAGCGTCTACTAGTTCAGACCATAAAAACTTTCTAATTTCTAGCATTGCATCTAATTTATAATTTACTGTCATAATACTACTCCTCCAAATGATGATTCTACTGCAGCGTCCGCCATTGACCTAATTGTATTTGGAGAAAATGAATATTGAATTTTTTTAATAGAGGCTGGTATTTTAAGAGCCTTCATTGACTCTGAATTAAATAGATTTTTAAATCCAGATCTTTTAATAGAATTATTTACTAATTCACTACTAAAGAATCTAGAATATTGTAATTTAAATTGATTTTTAACACCAGGTCCTCCAGGCCTCTGAACGGTCACAGAAGCGTTTTTAGGCATGTATACTGTAATACCATTAGATTCAAATACTAGCCTCTGAGAATGGCGTGGAGCAATTTTAAGAGGCATTCCAGCTTCCATCACAGATGCTTTATTTGCAAATACATGTCTACGTCTACCTTGTGGTGCTGGAACCATGGATGTGGATGCTTTAAATTGATAATCTATTTTAAATGAAATTCCTTCAGAATCCATAAATGTTAATTTAAATAATCTAGCATTTTTATTACCAAATTTTTTCCATTCATAAACATGATGTAGGGATCTTGGTTTTGCTCTTGCTTGAGAGTCTATATATTCTCCAAAATCTTTATCTATTTGAGTAAATATAATTTTTTTAAATGCTGATTTAAATTTTTTGCTATTGCTTAATTTAGCCACTACATTTGCTTGATAATATAATGCTGCTGAGATTTGAGCAATATTGCTATCCTGTATATCCCCTTTAGGATTTTTATTATACATTAATCTCTCAAGTCCAGATGCTGCCTGCAGTAGCATTACGTTAGATTCCAATTTGTTGATTCTCCGATCTCTTTAAAGTGGAGTTAAATGCAACGACATATCCAAATGGATCGGTTACTGGTGTAGTTCCCATTACCTCGAATACGGTAGGCGTCTCTGTTGGATAATCTATTTCTACCCAAATAATATTTTCATCTGCATCTCTAATATTAGTAATTTTTTCTCTAGCAGTAAGCTTTTCAGATGTTCTTACTTGAATTATTTGTTCGTTAGTATATTTATTATTAAATATTTGCTTATCGCCAGATCTGGTAGTAGCAGAGTTTGTTATAACTCCTTTAGCATGACAATTTATGGTTTTATAATAATTCCACTCTTTGACTATTGCACCAGTATCTTCATTTTGTTTATCAAATTGTTTATATATATCCATTTTCATGGATAGCACAGCTTCCATGAGATCGTACATTAGATAAGCACCATATTTGATAAAACATAAGCAGATAATAATTTATCAGAATAAGCGCATCCAGTTCCACTGTATACAGCATCATTATACTCAAAGTCCCAATCAAATGTTGAAACACTCTTCAAATATCTATCTGCCCACATTCTGTCTTTTCCAAAATAGTGTCCAATTAATTGAATTGTTGCTTGTTCAACTTCATCTGGTACTGTGTCCCATCCATATTTTCCAACAACTCTATATCTGACACCTTTTCTAAAAGCTTGTCCAGTATACAAATCATTAATTGATGGAGGAATCATTCCGTTTGCCACATATACAGTATTATCAACAAGTTCTGTTCTATCTAATCTAATTCCAAATCCAGTTTCTGAAATTACTGGAGTATACCCCCAATTATTAACTGGTGGTGTGGATAAATTATCTACTAAAAGAATATCATCTGCATATATTTGATATATTTCATTTATTTTATATGGCAATGGCAATACGTCAGAATTATTACCATAAATTATCTCTTCATCATTATATAAATAAAATGATTGTCCAGTATAATCTTCTATAATTTTACGAGCATATTTTTCTGCCATTGACAACTCGTGATAAGTTTTATATTTTGGATCAGAAGGATCTGTTCCTAATTCTAAATCATCTATAACTTCAGCAAAACTACAGTATGGAGTAACTACATCTAGATATGTTGAATGCTCTCCATTTAATCCGCCAATATTATAAAGCCATACAATTTTAAATTTTCTATTTCTATTTGTGTAATATCTTGATAATGATATTTGATATGTTCCATTATCATTTTCTACTTTATCTGCATCCATAGTAGAAATTATGGCTTCTGGATCAATTGGCGGATCTATAGAAATATCATTTGTTATGTCATAAATTTCAGCTGTAACTTCGTCGTTATCAGCATTAACTATTTCGTTATTCCAAAATATTTTAGTTTTTACTGGAGTAACTGTATCTTTATATATCTCTGCCATTTTAAAGGCTTAAATTAGTTATAGAAGTCTTGTGCTTCCTTTGGTGTGGCTAATCTAAAACCTTCCTCCTTATCAAAAATTGCTTGAGCTTGATCTTCTGACATTGCTACAAATGGATGTTCCTGTGTAAAAGTATATCCCATAGTATCGTATCTAAAGTTTGCTCTTTCCATTCTAACCAAGACTGAATCTTTATCTTGATTTTTCTTTGGATCAAATTTAGGTAATACTTCAATTTCTTCTGATGCTTGTGCTACATCTTTAATTGTTTTTTCATATATTGCCCATGTGACACCCTCTTCAGCTAAAGCTGCGATAATATCATTTTTACTTTTTATTGATTCTATATCTACGCCAAAGTCTTCGGCTACTTTTTTAATTTCAGCTAATTTTAATGTCTCAAATGACATATATTCTCCTTAGTCTAAGTTATTTAATTATAGCATTACTAAATTTAAATGAAAAGCCCCCAAAATTAATTGGGGGCCTTCAATTGGTTAATTCTTAATTAAGAAGCAACCTTAACGTTCTTTACAACTACCCAAGCGTCTGCTTGCTCGATTTGAACACCAACACGAGTATACATTGTGTACTCAATGGAGTCCTTACGTGGCCAGAAGAATCGGTAAACAGTTACATCACGCTTGATACCAATAACTACGTTATTTGGGAATGTCAAGTGGACGTCTCCGTGTGAACCAGATGTTCCTGAGTATGTACCAGTTTGTGTTTCTGGTAGTAATGGAACTTCAACAATTGGAATACCAAATGCGTATGGAGCTACATATCCAGCTGGGCCAGATACAGGAGCTACCTCACCACGGATAATGCCAGAAGCAATATCTTGTGGGTTAACATTTTGAATATTCTGTGAAGTATTGTATAGATAATCTTGAATCAAGTTTGAACCTGACAAGAAGCGAAGATCTGTACGGCGTTGCTTATACTTACGTGGAAGCGCCTTTAGAGCATCATTGAATACTGCACGAGAGATTGTATCTCCGCCTGCATCTACAACGTGTCCGTTTGCCTTTGCGATCTTTACTACACCATCAAATGCCTTATATAGAGCATCAGATGACAAAGCTGTATTTCCGTTAAGAATTACATCTTCAATATCATTACCTGCTTGTGTTGCCATCAAGCGGGCAATGTGATCTTCTAGATCTGGACCTTCAATATTGTCTTCTAGAGACTCAGTTGAAAGTTCCCAATCTAGACGTAGTTTCTTTGTTGAAAGAGAAATCTTTGAGAATGTAACAGCTGCGTTTTCTGCAGTGTTGTCAGCCTCAGTTGCAAGTTTCATAAGCTTTTCGCCTACGCCCATGCGATCAATTTCAGTTGTATCAGCCTTCATGCGAACTGTACGGGCGACTTTACCAATTACGGTTGCGTCGAACATATAGTCGAGGAAACGTGCTGATTGTTCTGGATTTAGAAGACCACCGTTGCCATTTTCAGACCCAGTGTGGATTCCTTCTCCACCAGTTGTTGAAGCAAATGTACCAGTTACTGTTGTATCACTAGCAACTGCTTTTTCTAATAGTTCATTGCTCATTATTTTTATTTCACCTACCCTTTATTTAAATAGTTCGTTTACGGAACCGAGGAAAGAACCGTTCCATTTTGATTTTTGGATTTTTACTTCCTGAGACCCGCCAAGGTCAGAGGACTTCTTTATTGCAGTCTCTGATTCTACTGCATCGACACGCTTTTGTACGCCATCAATCGTGTTCTTGATATTCTCAACAGACTTGCTGAGTTCTGCGTGTTGCTCTGCCAACTCTGAGATTCGGCCTTCTACGCTCTTGCTAAAAGTTTCAACTGTATCTTTAAGAGTTGCTACTTGTGCTGCATTTGCTTCAGAAGCCTTGCTTAGAGTTTCTGAGAAAAAGCCCTTTAGATCACCCAACATTTTTGCAAAATCAGGTTCATCAACGACGACTTCTGAGACGTCTGCTGCTTTTTCAACGATTTCGGCAGAAGTATCTGCTACTACATCTTCTGTAACAGCTTTTTCAACTACTGCATCTACTGCAGGAGCTAAAACTTCTACTGGAGCAGTTTCTTCTACTGCTACTGTTTCTGTGTTTTCTGACACTTCATTACCTCCTTCTTCGTTTGCCTGTTTTGCAATTGTTTGTGTTTCAGGCAACGTTAATCTTGTCTTCTTGAATGAAGCAAGAATCTTTTCTATTTCTTTAGCTTTATTAACATCATTTGATTCTACCCAACCAATTAGTTCTGCTTCTTTGCCACTTACTGGGGATACAAATGTTGATTCTGTTGACATAAATACAGAATCACTATCTTCACAATAAAAAATATTTTCTACTTTTGTTTCTGCTGCAATACCTTTAAACATAAGTTGTCCATTCATTTTTTGAATTGACAATATGTTACAAAGTTCATTTGCTGGAGAGTCTACTACTGACAGCTCCATCAATGAATAATCTTTGATAAATCTTACTGTTTGTCCTGTTGACTTATTTACTTCATTATCTGATTCGATAATCTTTCCGCCTATTGAAAATCCAGAAAGTGTTCCATCAAGAACTTTTTCCCAAGTATCTTGTGCACCCTTTGAAATATATGCATCTACAAATACTCCATGGTAAAATTCTCCGCTTTTTGGATCATAAAATGTTTCTGGTTTAAAAGAAACCATTTTACCAACAGCATTTGGTCCATGCATCTCACGAATATTGCCACGAAAATTCTCAAACGCTTTAAGCGATGCTTCTGCTGTAACTACATCACCAGTTTGATCTAGATTATCTAGTGTTGCAAAACCTGATACAGTTCTCTTCTCACGATTGACTTTTGTGAATGGAACTGATAAATTGATATTTTCGCCATTGCTGGACCAATAAGATTTTTCAATATTCATATGCTTAATTTTATCTTTCTATATATAAAAAGGCAAATAACTAGTTGCCTAATAATTAAGCGGTGGTACGACCTTCACCTTTTGGATTTCTAGCCTCCCCTGAAATATCTGGGGAATTTGCAGATCTCTCTTGAGTCCTATTTCTAGAATTTCCAGCTTGGGCTCTAATTTCTGATTGTTGCTGTGGTTTTAAAACAACAACCTCATCTCCGCCGTCCATTGGAATCATACCTTTTCTAATTCTAACCTCATTAGGGGTAATAACCTGCATACGCAAATATCTTTCATCAATTTTAGACTGAGTATCCTCATCAGTTAGAGTTAATTCATTGAATTTAAGAATTACAGCATCTGTTTTTTCTGCAATAATTCTATTTAATTTTTTCTCTAAAATATCTTGTGCAGGACGACATACCTGCTCCTTAAACATTTTATCAGCATCTCTAGCAGAAGCTAAACTTACTCCTTCTGGAACTCCAATTTTATTAATTGGAACTCTATGGGCTAATAATATTTCATCTCTATTTGATTTACGATATACATTAAATGAAGATTCTTGAGCATTTGCTTCAATTGGTTCCATTTTAAATTCAACTTTAGAATCTGCTGTATCTGCTGGTAGTGGCACATATAATGATCTGTGATTTTTACCTTTTAGTCCTACCTGGAAAAATTCAAGAAGCTTACGTTCTGATTCTGGTGATAACTTGGCACCCTTTACAGTAATAATATAACGAGGTACTGCTTTGTTTTCAAAATAATCTAAATTGTATTTACCAGCAAACTCATTTCCTGCCATAGCATTTTGTGATGCAATAATATCTGGAATGCCATAATAGTTATTCATCGGTGTGTATTTCTTTAAATGAATAATTTCATTTGGACGATCTTCTTGCCCTGCGATTGGATTAGGTGTTTCCTGATCTCCAAAGTTTCTAAAGAATACTGCCTTACCGTAAAGCAATTGAATAAAGCCATCACGAAGTCTACGAACACGCATAGTTTTTGCAGGAATGTGTCCTATATATCCAATATTACCAGCGCTTGTTCTACCAATTTCAATATATCCATTTCCAGTGGCTTCAAGATCAGTATATGCTTTTATCAAAGTTTCTGTGAAAGTTTCTTCTTCGTTTGTTTCCTCTAGCCAATTATCTAGATCTTGTCTTAGTTTATTTAATTTACGACGAGCTCTTTCTAATTGTTTTGGATCTTCAATATTATCTAATGCATCATTTGCCTTTTTAGTTTCAACAAATGTATATCCTAATCCAACAATATTTGCAACCTTTGCATTAATTGCAGCATAGTTATATGGAGATATTTCATAAATTTTAGATAAATATTCTAAGTTATAAACTGGTTGTACTAGGTCGAACATGGCATAGCCAGTTACAGCCTGTTGCAATAAATTTTGTTGAGTTCCAGTTTTTTCTTGTCCGATAAAACGTTTTGAAAATTCTCTAGACATTTTACGTCTAAAAGCTGGACTAAGTCCGTGTACTTTTTTTAATGAGTCTTCATCAATATTAAATGGATCATTGTCTATTGTAACTTCTTTATTATTAAACTTAAACCAATCTGCTGAATTTGATATACTTACTTCTTGAGATAGATTATTTTCTTCATCAATAAATTCCATTACGGTTTTCCTCCATTTTTCAATGAATCCTTATAAACACCAATATCTAGTGGATCTGGTGTAAGTCCCCATTCAAGTCTTTGTTTTTGATATTCAAATTCTTCATCATCTATTTTACGTCTACCAGATAAAAATTTAGGTTTTCCTTCATATATTCCATATGATCTTACTTCTCTAGCAAGTGCATCGATTCTAGAACGGTTTCCCTTTTTAGATGAAATAGAAAGAAAATTTCCATCATCATCGCCTATCCATCTACCATCTGGCATTTCCCAGACATAAATTCCTAGAATAGTCTCTTCTATTAGTTCTTGATTTACTCTTTTAATATCCATCAGGTATTTATTCTACCATTATTCTTGGTTAAAGTCCATATCTTGTCAGCAGTATGTTCAGATTTATGAGTTTTGTATCACAAGCCAGTCATTATTATATAAATTTACTGAATTTTCTGACAGGTTGGTGGCAGAAGTTTCTGCTGTATAGGTAGACTTTCCTAAATATAGACTATAGTGGTTTTTAATTTTATTATAGTCTAAGGTTTCTGTATATAGGGATAGATTTTGGTATAGGGCTTTAGGTCCATCCCCTTGATTTATATTAAAAATTAATTCTCCAGTTACTGAGTCAGAAAATGAAATTACTACATGGTGTAGATTTCCTGGGGCAAATATATATGACATATTGGTTTCGCTTGTATAGTCTACTGTGTTCACATATAATGATTCTATATTGGTTTTGGATATTGTAAATCCATTATCCCATGAATAACTTGCTGCTTCCCCGTCTCCAAATAAAGCGACATTAATTATTGATCCTGGTATAGTTGATGGACCAGAAAGAAAGTTATCGTATGGCGTATAGAAAAATTCTATTGATTTTACTAGCTTATCTGTATTTATCTTAAATCCTGAATCTAGTGGAACCAAGATTCCATTTTTATTATTTCTAAAAGATATTGGGTGTTTTTCTGTCCCTAGGTATGCGTCGCAATCTTCAACTTTTGATAAATAGCTATTTCCATTTCTAGAATACATTATTTGCTGATTATAGAATGATATTGTTAGGCTATATAGTTTTGGACAATACTTCGACGTGTCGGTAGACGACATAGTAATTTTTAAATAAATAACTTTTGAATCGCTAAAGCTACTTGTTAAAAATTGAGGTATTGATTGTCCATTAACACATTGTTCATAAGTAATTCCATCTATACTTGTTTCTACAGAAATGCCATTGTGTCCAGCCCATTCTATTTTTGATGAGTCCATTGGTATTGCTGATGGTATAGAAATTATATCTTCTATTATAAATTCTTTATTTTCAACAGTATTTGTTTTTAATATTTCTATATAATTTTCTGATCTATTTAACACCACATCTTCATTTAAAAATCCTTCCCATGATTTATTGTATGGGTATGAATATGTAAAAGTTTTATTCATCTGACTATCTACAAATTCAAAAAGTTCTCCGTCGTCTGGTATTACAACTTGATATGGTATGGTATATCCAGTATACGAATAATGGTTTAAAATTTGATTTTCGTTTAAAGCATATCTATATATTGCTACATTATCTAAAATAAAATAATTATCGTCTCCATCTATTGGTCCAGATTGTATTTCAAGAGATGTATTTGAAAAAGAAAAACTTTCTAATGTTTTGAATACAGCCAAACTTCCATTTAAATAAATAGACATTCTGTCTACAGAATATGTGGCAACTATGTGCAATGCTTGATTAAAGTCTGGGATTGTATATGACAACGTTTCACTATTTAATTTAAATACTATATTTCCCTGATCCCAAAAAATTCCTATTTCATTATCTATATCTGCTAGGATTGCAATTTCTGATAGGTCAGATATTTGTGGATATACCCAACACTCTAAACTAAAATCATTGTCAGATGAATATTTGTTTGCAAATCCAGGAACCGTTAGTGATTCTTGAGAATAGCTATTTAATGTATTAAATATTAAATATACTGAATCTGACATCAGCCTAGCTACTGATGATCCGTCTGAAACTAGTGGTATTTTTACTACGCTTAAACTTGACGCTGTTCCATTATTATTGCATCCAGATTCATCTATTATAGTTGTGCCAGTATTTTCAGACAGCGGCCAGTATCCTATTGGTGAGTCTTTTACAATTACATTTTTATAAGACATTATTTTATTATACCTTAATTATTAAAATAAATCTACCAAAACTTTTCTTTAAACCAAAAAAGAGGTATCATGTATTTGGTTCCAGATAAAACTGGTTTTGGGTCATGTATATATGGTTGATAGGACGGGAATATAATTAAACTTCCAGCTTCTGGCTTTATTTTGATTTGCTGATTAGGGAACTCTATTTCTCCCCCCTCGTAATCATCATTTAAATAAAAAACCATAGATATAGATGGTTGTTTTTTATCAAATAAATCTTCGGTATCTACATGTGGACCCATATATGCATCGGTATTATATTTTTTAATTGTAAAATGATCTGGCAAATATCCTGGGACCTGTTTTGTTTTTTCACAATAATCTTTAATGCAAAAATCTACTAATTCTTTGATAGTTTTTGCAATAAAAAAAGAATCTGATTCCTTTTTACAATTATTTAATATACTACTAAAAGAAGATTCTCTAGATTCTCCATATAAAACATCTGCATTGCTGGCATACCATTTTTCCCATTTAGAAAAAAGATAAACATATTCTTCTTCTATATTATTTATTAAATTAATAAAATTATCTATATCATTTATTAAACTCTGATAGTAAATAATATTATCATTTAATGTTGTTATTTTCATTATTTTTTATTTTCTCTGAATATTGTATCTGTTTTCCATTTTCAAAATAAAGCATTGCTTCTGGCATCTCTCTTTTAATTCTATCTTCTTCCATCTGAAGCCATTCTCTTGGTCCGTATATTTTTTGATTCTCTAACCAAGATCTAGAACCCTCAGAAAGATATGTGATAAAATTTCTTACAAAAAACTTTTCTCCTCTTTTAATTGTTTTAACTCCATGAAAATATGGAGGGATAGAAGGAAAAACTAAAATGTCTCCTGCTTTTGGTTTGTGAGAAACAAATTCTCCATTTATAAAAAATTCAATATCTCCACCCTCATAATCATCATTAATGTAAGTTGTACATGTTAGAAAAAATTTTGACCCTGGCCACTCTGATTCAAAAATTTTAAAATCTGTATGGTACTGCATGGCTAAATTATTTTCTAAAACATCTAAGTCTTTTTTATATTTAGAGAATGAAGAAGACATTAATTGAGCTCCTTCTGGCATGACAACATTATTATTTTTTATATATGCATCTATTGCAATGTTATACGCTTTATAAACTTCATCAGATAATAGTTTTTCTCTATCGTACATTTGACCGTATTCTCTTGGCTCTGACTCCTCGTGTTTTTGTTGAGTATAAGTTCCAAAAACCGACCATTTATCCCATTTTCTTAAATAATATTTTCCGTCTGATGTTTTTTCTGATTCCTTCATAGTTTCATATAAATCATTTACGTTATTTAATAAATTTCTATATACCTCTACCTTTGGATATAATACTATTCTTTCCATATTATTGCTCATGTTTTCTCCTGTTAGTTTTCATACTTACTTTTATAAGTTGGAACTATTCCATTTTCTTTATCAGATTTCCATTTTTTATACATAACTTCTTGACCAGCTCTTGTTTCTTTTAATTCAACTTCCCATTTAGCTTTTTCTTCATCTGTGTAGACTGCGTCTGCGTCATCCCAAAATGATCCAATAGTATACCTTTCACCATTTTTAACTGTTGTTACTTCATGTTCATTTTTATATCCGCCT